GATACGATATCATGGGCTTTTGACTTGGAAAAAAGTCACGCCATGTGCGTTAGTATTCTTGATAGGTTAGCGAAAACTAAAAAATTTTGGACTTACAGGAACAACAAAAAGATGATATTAGATACTGAAGCTATGATTATCGACATTAGATCTATAAACAATGATTTATTGATACAGATTAGTGCGACAATTCAGCGCCCGGTGCCATTGTGTTACCAGCTTTACGGAGCTTCTAGAATTGGGAAGTCAATACTTAGTACTTTAGTGCACGAAGCACATTGTAAAGGTAGAGATCTCCCACGTGAAGAGTGGGTTAAATGGGACAAGCCTACTAATGACCCATACAATTCAGGAGTTCCTTACAATGTTCAGACAGTTCTTATGGATGACATAGGAGCTATTAAGGAAAAATATGAAAAAGAGCTGGACATAACCAACATCATACGATTTGTGAATAATGCCACTTGTGGCTTAAATCAGGCAGCTATAGAAGACAAAGGAAAGAAGTTTTTTAGAGGTGGCTTGGTTGTTTGCACGAGTAATGACCCTTGTATGGGCATTAATGACATTATGAGATACCCTGAAGCTACATTTCGCAGGATTACACCTGTTGAGGTACAATTGAAAGGCGATTGGAAGCTTGGCGATGGTACTCTAGATAAGCTTAGGTATAAGCGTGAATGCGATGCTGCTGTTATTAGATCTAAGAGAGATGGTATTAGGTGTCAGTTACCTAAACCTTGGTTGTTCAAGGTTATGCAGTACGATAAAGATCGGGACAATGCTTCCTTTCCTTATTCTGCTGAACATGAGTTTGATACGGACGAGTTCATTGGGTACATACATGACACATCTCGTAGACATTTTGTGGATCAGTCAGGAGTTGGTAAGTCTATTATAGATGCTAACCAGCAATTTTGGGATTCTTATGAGTTGCAAGACCAGCTTGTGGATGAAGAGATACAACAGGTTGGATTACGTTTCCGTCTTCCAGACATGACGGGTTTAGCTTCGAGGTTTAAGACTTCGTGCGTAGCAGCTGTTGGCCGATCTGTAGTTGACGCTGCTGAAAAGAAGATGGAGGAGCGTGCCAACGGAATGGTTAATGAGATAAATAAGTTTGTAGTCTTTGGCGGTGTCGTCATGGCTATAGGTATATCCTTAACAGCTTTTCTTGGCATGGCCAATTATTTTCGCAATAGAAACAAGGATGTTTTTTCCAACACTATTTCTGCTAATCCTTTGGGTGAGCCTATTTTAGTGGAGGCAAAGCGACCGCAAGTCACTTCGGTACCCATGGCGGCAAAAACGTCTGGCTCTAATGACATTCAAGGCGTGACAAACATGATTTCGCAGAATACTGTCAAGTTAACACAGTTACAAGGTAATACTATGCGCTTAGGATCAGCTTTGTTGATTAGGAGTAATGTACTGGTTACTGCAAGGCATGTATTGGATGATTTTGACCTTACTAGGCCTTTGACAATAACTTTTAAAGGTGGAGACGGTGTCTCTACTGATATGACCGGTTATTACGTTAGAACTAAGCCGGTTGAGCCCTCTAAGTCAGACGGCGTTGAATACACGCGAGATTTAGCTTTTGGCATGATTGTTGGAGGCATGACTATGAGTCGCGTTGACGGTGTATGCGCTAGCGTTCATAAAAGTATAGAATCAAGGGTAGCTAAGAAAGATGGTTACACTACTCATCGATACGCAGCGACGTTGATAACCAAATACGACGGTGTGTCAACTTCAATTAATGGTATTGTCAACGACGCCTTTAAGTTTAGACATAAGGGCGAATTGCATAGTGCTATTCTAGTTAAGTTCGACAAGCCCATACAGTACGGTATGAGTGGCTCACCAGTTATTTTTTCAGATAGAGCTAGTGGAGCTTATATAGGAGGTGTGGTTATGGGTCGGAAAACAAACGATCCATATTATGCCACGGTTGTGCCTTTCGGTGAGGATGATTTGAGTGATGCTTGTGCATTTTTTAGCACTCAGCATGGCGTCGAGTTATGCAATCAGACTGCAGAGCTTGAGGCTGAGAATGTTAAGCCTTTGACTGAATCCTCTATTTTCAACATGTTTGAGAACGAGGGTTTGAAAGGTGGCGGTGAAGTCATTGGTTTTATAGATGCTGGTACGACCAGGCGTAGAAACAACGATAAGGATTTGATAACGCCTCCGTATTTGCCAGATGTCATAAAGCGATACAGGTCGGATCCTGGTTATAAGCTGAGTTATATTGGCAAGAAGCCTTGGATAGACGGCATGCGAGTTGAGATGAATTCTCGAGGAACTGCTCCGCCTGATCTGATCGGACGTTGCACAGACGCATTTGTAGATCAGACGCTTAAGAAGCTTTCTCAGAGCGCTAGTGCTACTTATTTGCTCGATGACTTGGGTATGGTGTCCGAACACGTTGCTATAAACGGCGTATCCGGTGTGCCTTATCTAAACGGTTCAAATATGAGCTCTTCTGCAGGCTTTCCTTATTCTGGGCCTAAAAGTGCTCTTTATAATGGAGTTAGACCTAATGCAGTCATGAAACCAGAGTTAGCTCAAAGAGTTGATAAGGTACGCACTGCATACAAAGAAGGTAAAGCTTCAGGAGGTTTGCAGTTAGGACAGCTTAAAACTGAGGTTAGAAATGACGAGACATATCAGAAGAAGAAGAACCGAATTTTTACAGTTGTACCTATTTCACAGGTTCAGGTTCAGAAGGAATTAATTATGAAGTTCAAACGTTTGATTTTCGCCAATAGATTTCTTTTTGAGACAGCCATGGGGTACAACGCTGATAGTGCAGAGAGTGGCGATATAGTTGATTATTTGCTTCAAATTGGCAACAAGTTTGGCAAGAAACCAAATTTGATTGCTGGCGATTTCAGCAAGTTTGACAAGAGTTTTGATCCTGTTGTGTTTGTTTATTTTTTTCATGCTGTTGAGAAGTTCCATAAGGCTGGCAAGATGTCAAACCAGGAGTTTGAGCAGTGGCAAACGATGTGGCGTGGAGTACAAGAGGACACTACCCACGGTTATTGCACTTACAATGGCGGGATATTCCGTAGAATGTACGGATTAGCATCTGGTTTGTTTTTTACGACAGAAGCCGGATGCTTTTACCAGTCCATTACTAAGAGGGCTATTTTCGCTATATGCTTTTACTTCGCAAAGGTGTTGGATAAGAGTTTAGACGATGATGCTTTTTGGACTGGCGAGTTTCTTGAATGTTACGCGCCTTCCATTACATGGGATATTGTCAATGATGCGGGGTTTTACGATTGCTTTGATGAAGCTATGATAGCATTTAATGAGCGAGTTAATCTTCTTCATTTTGGCGATGACCATGTTGATAGTATTATCGGGTCTGTGTTGAACGGTAAGTTGTATCAGTTGCTGTACAAATCTTTATTTAATATGGGTTACACTGACGCTGACAAGAAAGACGACGTCCCTTTGTTTAACGACTTTGAGGACATGCGGTTTTTGAAGAGACGTTTCTCATTTGACAATGAGTTAGATGAGTACGTTGGGACTCTTCCAGAGTCTTCTTTACAGAAAATGTTGTCGCAGAGGTACCAGAAGAATGGTACTGAATATGACGGTCACAAGGGCGCTTTTGAGTCATCACAGATAGAGTATTACAAGTTCGGTCGTGAAGTGTACGACTCTCACTTAGCCTTTTTGAAGGGTTTGTGGGAGAAGTACTTTTGGAATATGAAGGTGAATTTCTGGACTTATGACGAGCAGAAGGAACGATTTTCTACCGCGAATTTTAATATTTCTAGCGCACCACAGCCTATTTGTGTTGGTGGCGAAATATTCACCTGCGATAGGTGGAAGAAAAAGAGTTACAAGGATTACGGATTTTTCCATAAGATAGATCCTGAGTTTGACGACTCTAGTTATGACGATTGTTTTATAGCTAGAGAACATTCAGATGGCGAGTTGTCAGATTCTTCGACACATGTTGAGGAGGAGGATCCTGTTATAGCTAAGCGCGTTAGATGGTCCGAGTTTGTGGAAGAGGAGAAGCCCAAACGTTCATATCTCCCGGAGCAGTTGTTTGACGACTGCTCAGGGAAGGAGGTTATAGCAGATCCAGTTAGGTTTGTTTCGGCTAGTGATCGAACAGGGTTCGATCATTTGCTTCGATACACTCATAAACAGAGGGCCACTGTAGTTGATTTCTTGAACTCGGTGGACGTTCGCTCATTGAGCGACGTCGAGTGTGAAGTGACTCGAAAATGCTACGAGGCTTGGAAGAGTTCGGACGAGTGTATCAACCCTAGCATTAGTGGAGGACTTTTGTTTTTGGGTCATTACGACAAGCCTATGGCTTCGCACAGAAGCGTGTCAGGACTACAGATCATGGGTGGCATGGTTACAAAGCTTGAGAATAGCGAGCCTAGCGATTGGGCACAGAACGTAGCTGACGGTGTTGTTGTTACACGTGACATGTTACAATTGTCTAAGTCAAGTGAGAGCAATGGGTTTACTGGGCTTTCCGGGCCTGCTTTTGTTTACAGGTTCTATGTTTGTGGTGAGGACGCGCTTTGGCGTGAAACACCTATGGCGGTTTATTATCAGAAAGCTGGCAAGAGAGGATCTGTTGAGCTTAATGATACAACTGTTCAGACTGAGCCAAAGAGAATGAAAATGACAGATTTCTCTTCTATCTTGATAGATGAGGAATTTGAGGTTGAATTGTGCTCGGGCGTTGAA